TCAAGTGTTCCTGGTTGTAATACCTTTCTATGAAAGGAACGGGTAAGCTCCACACCATCTTTTTTAATAATGGTTGCGTTTCTTACCTGTATGTTCCATTTATTGACGACTTCTATTTTGTCGTTCTCTTGTGTTTCTGTTAATGCCATTTAGGATATATCTCCGATATAAACGGGTTTATGGCGTAGTTTTGAGACGTGCTAACGGTCTAGGTTTGTTTAAGCTGCTTTATAAGAAACTATGCCTGAAAAATACCCTGCTGATGCTGAAGTTGAGGTTGCTCCATTAAATGAAACCTCTCCTGTATTATGCCCAGACGCTCTAAATGTTGCCTCAGATAAACCTGAATAAACTGCAGTATGAAAACTTGTTCTATCAGAACTATTGACAGCTATACTTTCACATCCACAACTACCATGACCAGGGACTGCTAAAGTTGCAGCAGTGAAAGGTAAACTTATTTTTATACCATAAGCACCATTATTAGTACTTCTACCAGTCCATTTATAGAAGAAAATTGCAGTTACTATATCACCAACTTTTGTATAGTTTGCATGTGAATCACCATGCTTAGTATGATCTCCTAAATTAGTTGCCGTTTGACTCCATGAACCTTCTTCATACGAGTCAAGCAACTCACTTGACATCCCTGACGCATCAGAAGTAGCACTAAAGTCAATACCGTGACCAGACGTTCCTATAACTAGATCGCCGTCAGAAATATTGACGTTTCCATTAGCTAGAACCTGAACTTTATTTTGTGCATTAGCTCCGATTGAAAGTTTATCGTCAGTGTGGTTGTATTGTAAATACCCCATATACTCTGCTGTACCAGAGGTACCATCACTAAAATAAATATTTCCATCACAATTATGTGCAGATCTTATTGTTATGCCTGTGCTATCTGTAGTAGCAATAGTAAAGTCATCTGATGTAGAATGACCCTCTGTAGTCGTTCCTAAAAGTAGCCTTCCCGAACTATCAATCCGCATCCGTTCGGCACTTGCCGTTCCATCATAAATAGTGTAGGCAGAATTAACGCCACCAATATCTACACCTGTATAAAAAATTCTATTAGGTGTGTTGTAGTTAGATGAAACACTACTGCCATTATTAGTCGTCTGTAAAGTTGCTGCTGTATTACTTCCAGATTTCAAATGAAGAACAGTCGAAGGAGAAGTCTCACCTATACCAATCTTTCCCGAACTATCAATCCGCATCCGTGGACCAGCAGAGATGGTATCTGTTCCACTGTTGTCTTGTGTATGAAAGTCAATATTTGAAGCAGTATATCCAGTTGTTTGACCTGTATCCCAAGCAGCAGCAGCGACAGACCTTATAACTGCACCTAGCCTTTCAGTTCCTACTCCTCCAGAATCTCTCCCAGTGAAATCTACTCGACCAAGAACGTCATCCGTTGTAATCGAACTATCTTCACGATGTAATTGGAATACAGAAGGATTCTCTTCTGTAAATATTTCTATTTTACCGTTAGATACTTGTATGCCATTCGCTGTGGTCTCAAGCTTTGGGTCTGTACTACCGTCATAGTATAACTTTACGGCCCCGTCACCATAAACTTTTAAACCGTTTTCTCCACCTTGAGGATTAATAAATATATTGTCTGCTGCTTGTATAATTACATCGTCAGCAGTAGAAATAAGTTGTAAATCTCCTGCTCCTGCTGCTGTGATAATAGCATTTGAATTATCTGAATAAATTTGTAGATCTATATCCGTTCCAAACCGTATCTTCTCATTATCCAAGAGGTCGATTGGAGTCTTCAAACCTCTGTCATCTATTTTTGTTAATGCCATAGTTATGCTG